GTCATAATCATCGCCAGCAATCACAAACGGTGTATCGTTTTCAATAGCCTTATCGCAGAGCTTGTTAACAATATGCGGTGTATTTGGTAGTTGCCCAACATCATCATATGCGCCGATAACATTGAAGAATCGGAATGAAGCAACTCTAAGCTTCAGGATTTCGTATGATGAATCGATCATCTGCTCGCACCAGAGCTTAGAAAGACCATAGTTATTCGGCGGCTTGATCTTGCTACTCTCTGTAACAACCTTATCGGTTTCAGCATATACAGCTGCGGTGCTAGCAAAGATAAGCTTATGAGTTGGTTTGAGGTTTTGTAGCAGCTTTAGGGTCTTTGTGGTGTTATTTTCAAAATATGAAAGAGGATCATAAGCACTAGGACCGAGCAAACTGTTAGCTGCTAGATGAAATACAGTTGCGTCGGGGTATTCGTTCAGAATATGGATGGCAGGAGCAGAGGCAAAATCATCGCACAAAAATTCATCACAATATCTTGTTCTGACTTTGTCTCTACCCCAACACTTGAGTGCATTGGGATCGTTATCAATCCCGACGACGTAATAACCGTTCTCTCGTAATACTTTAGTAAGAACGGATCCTATGTAACCGAATGATCCGGTGACTATAGCTACGGGCTTCATTACTTGATCTTTTTGTAGACTGCGTTAATAGAGGTTTCGCGACCAAAATTCTGCATAGGATCTGCACGAACCAAACCGTTCTGCGCCATCAAACCATCCCACCATTCTTCGTTTTCTAGAGTGACGTGATAACCTTCGTCTGGAAAGGTAGCAATACCAGCAATAAACAGCCCTCCTTCTTTTAGATGAGAGCGAACGTTATCAATCAACTGTACAAGATCGTCCTTAGTGATATGCTCAAGAACGTCGAAAGCCGAAATAGCGTCAAACTGAATCTGATTCAGCTCGTCGTCAACAACGCGGAAAGGCTTGGTAATATCTGCAGTGAAAAGATTATTTGGGATTCTACCCCACTCTCCGGTTTGATTCTTCAAACCATAATCGCTACCGTCAATGCCAATAGCAAAAACATTATTGTATAAGAACTGCGATACAAAACCGCCACCGGCGCATCCAAGATCCATATAACGCATATCTGAACCAAGTCGGCGAATCAACTCTCGAACGTAAGCGCCGTTCTTAGTGTTGTCATTCATAGTCCCTTTAGGTTCGACGTGATCAAAACTCTCGTAAGCAATAGGGTAATCAGTCAGTACTGTTGCCATTTTCAATTCTTTCCCTTAATTCTGAGGAACTCCAAGTGTGAAGTCTCGGGACGTAAACCATTTCTATGTTACGCTTTTCGCAAATTTCTCTACCCGTAAAGGATCGGTGTTCGTAATCTGAACCTAAAAATCTCTTGTGAATGCCTTGAGTAGCTAAAAGGTTCTCGAGATCTTTTTCAGTATCGTAAGGTATAATAATATCTACAAAAGAGAGGGCTTGTAGCTGAAGAAACCTCTCCAATGTAGATTGTACGGGTCTATTTTTGGTTGGTCGATCAATAGAAGGATCTGTGTGTAATCCAACAATGAGAACATCGCACTGTTCTGAGGCTACTTCAAGTAGATGAAGATGGCCGGGGTGCAACAAATCAAACGCACCGCAAGTAAACCCGTACTTATAAAGCATTACAGGCTCTTCAGATAAGCCAGGATAGTTTCCGGAGAAGTTTCACCGTAAGGATCCTTTTCCGCATCGTCTTCAAACCCAGGTTCTTCAAACCAAGCCTCGATTACACCGCTATTTACAACAGCCGCATAACGCCAGCTGCGATCGCCAAAACCAAGGTTACGCTTAGAAACCAGAGCGCCAAGCTGGCCAGTGAAATCGCCATTACCGTCGGGGATAACCTTAACCTTCTTGATCTTCTGATCGCGCGCCCAAGCATTCATAACAAATGCATCGTTGACAGACATACAATAGATATCATCAATACCAAACTTCTTAAACTCGTTGTAGTTGTTCTCAAACCCAGGCAGCTGATAGGTGCTGCAGGTAGGAGTGAAAGCGCCAGGAAGCGAAAACAAAACTACTCGCTTCCCGCCGAAGTAATCGTACGAAGTCTTGTTTTCCCAACGATAAGGATTGGGACCTTCAATAGTATTATCACGTACGCGGGTGCGGAAAGTTACAAGAGGAACCATCCGCCCAACCATTGTCTTAACCATCATCATTCTCCAGTTTCAACACCAACGCCAAGAGTAGCCTGACGCTTAATAAAGGCGCGACGCAGCGACTTAGCGCCAAAATACTTAATAACAAGCTCTTCGACGATGACCTCATCGAAAGGCTTACAACTGAACACATCGAGGTAAATCTCGCGGTCTTCATTAGCGAAGTGAGCGCAGATATTGCTAGTTTCAATCAGCTGTACAAGGCTATAACCTTCCTTGTTACCGCTGCCGAAGTTAACAATCTGCGGTTCGCCATATGCAACCATATCAATATCCTTGACCAGCTGCTTGGCAAAATTGTAAATGTTATCGTAGCTGGTCATCTTTTCGATGTCACACCCAGCAGCATCCACGATAGCGTGGTAGCCCCAGTAACGTTCAGTCATTTCTGTTTGGTTTCCTTTCTCTTAATAAGCACTCTTGACTTCGCAGTAGAATACTGAATCAATACGGAAAGAACGCCAACCGTTCTCACCAAGATCCCAAACTGCGATTACGTCAGGGTTTTCCTTATGGAAGTTTTGTTCTTCCTTACGTTCCTGAATATCATTCCGATAGCTCTCGGGGAGCATTTCGGGCTTGAGAGTGCAGCGCATAATCCGTTGCTCTCCGTTTACCTTCGTGAAGTGCACTTCCAATACGTGTGTACGGAGATCCTTCAGCAAGGTGTCGCGTTGATACATTATGAAACTCCTATTCGTTTAACAGGATTTGGTTTGATTCGTTCAAAGAACTTAAATGTTCCTTAAGCTGAGTATAACCCCCAATGTAGAATCCGTCAAGGACTATGATCGGAAAGGTCTTAGCGCCTGGGAACTTTTCTAGGATTTGTTCTCTGCTGAAATCTCTATTCAACTTCTGTTCTGTAAAAGGGATATCCTTACCAGCAAGAGTGCTCTTGGCCATTTGGCAGTAAGGACAATCGTCCTTGGTGTATAACTCTACGAACATTACTGGATTGTTTCCATCGCGGCAGCGCGCAGAACAGAATAATTAGCACTAGCGTCGCTAAGGCTACGGAAGTAGTTTGAATATTTACCAACAGCTTCTTCTTCATTAGAAGCAGAAACAAGACGGAACTGCTTCGCTACAACGGAACCTCTACCTGGTTCTCGAGGCGACATCTGAACTTCGCCTTCAACAAGATATAGACTACCGCCCAACTGGTTGTACCCAACAACGCTGGGCTCAAACGTAGTAATAACAGCATCGGTTGGCGGTAATGTCCAAGGTTCGGCGGCTGGTTGGGCACCTGTTTCTCGATACGAGTTATCGAACATAATGTCGTCCCTTTCGTAATCAAACTCCCTGGGCTCAGTTTCCTTAGCCAAAGTCGACTTGTTCTTGCTACCCTTTGGTCTTGCCATAATCTTCTCCTTAATAAAATTCAACAATTTCATCTGCGATTCCATATTTCACAGCTTCTTTAGCACTCAACCAGACATCTTCTGGCGGTAGAAGGTACTTCTTGACTTCTTTCTCAGAAAGACCTGTACATTTTATATAGTGGTCTGTTATACGCTTTGAAGTATGAACGATCTCTTTCTTGACCGCCATCAGCTCGTGTTCCTTACCAATAGAGAACCAAGAAAACTGATGACTAAGAATGCTGGTGTTTTCGGTTATGTACCGATGACCTTTCTTACCAGAAATGAACGCAAGAAGCCCGCAGCTTGAAATTTCCCCAATACCGTAAGTATAGACGGGAACTTTCGAACCCTTTATAATATCAATCAAGGAAAAAGCTGCGGGCAACTCACCACCGGGGGAATTGAAAATAATCTTCATATTCTTCGGCGGAGTCTTCATCAAGTTGCGTTCGATGATAAACTTTATGGCGTTAGAAGAACTTTCGTTATTGAAGTCTTGATGGAACATATAGTAGTGATGTTCCTCGAGGGTTTTAATCTCAGACTCTTTATCATCTTTCGCCATATCAACCTCATTACATTATTTGTACAACAAAAACCATAACACCCTTACTTTCAAACCCAAGAGCTCTAGCAGAGCCTTGAGAGAGGTCAAAATCTCTACCTCTAATATAGGGGCCACGGTCGTTAACTCGAACTGTTACACTTCGCCCATTCTCGGGATTAGTGAATCTCACTATTGTGCCGAACGGTAAAGTCTTATGGGCAACCGTTAGACCCATCGGATCGTAACGTTCACCATTGGCTGTTACTCTACCGTGCTTATACCAGGAAGCTCTTGCGTTGTACGTGCGTACTCGGCGTTGAGAACTGGCGGCAGCGTTGTTATCGCTTACCTCTTGAACTTGAGCGTTAGTTTCAATCTGAGCAACCGAAGTAGTTGCTTCATTTGCGCCAGCTTGTGGGCTGGCAACACGATCCTCCGTCAGTGTATTGTCACGTGTGTTAATGTTACTTTGTGCTGCGCTAAAAACGCAAAATAGTAAAACGCTCAAACCCAAAAGCGCGATCAGTGTGCGCTTTATCAAAGTTTGATCTCCTAGTTTGGTTAATGGGCGTAGTTCCCATTTCCGCAGTATGCGGTCGCAGTGGGCATAGTTGTATTTAGTTCTATGCCGCTGCTAGCTCCTTATAACGGTCTGCCGCAATACTGGCAGCGAAAGCGAAAGGCTTAACCTTCGGCTCAATGTTACAGGTGCCGATAATGTAACCGATGGCTTGTGTTACAACGCAAGAAGAGCCGTAACGTTCATCGGGGTTGATGTCAAGATGAATCTCACAAAACTTATCACCAATCGCTTCTTGCAACTGAGAATATAGTTCTTGCACCTTGTAAGCTTCGTTCATCAACCTAAGAGCTGGTCTCCCAGCTTTACGGTCGAAATCTTGTTCCCTAGTGATAGAGCCAAAGATCTTACAACCGTGTTTGCCGTCAATATGAACAACAACGACAGTAGCGTAATCAGCGTACCACTTACCCTTCAGTTTAAATCTTTCGGAGTCTGAACCGATGTAGATTCTAGAAGTTGGAGAACAGTTTTCGATGTATGCTTTAACTTCGTTGATATTCATAGTCATAACAATTACTTCTTTCTTCTTTGTGCTCTAGCTTTACGCTTCTTTGAGCCAATCTTCCGACGACCCTTCTTCGGGCGGTTTTTCGCTGGATGCGGCATAGCTATCTCCTATCCTAGAGGCTCATTATACTACATTTAGAGGAAAAGTCAAGCTTTTTAATGTGAGAACGGTGTACTTTCACCATAATCCAATCATTATAATACCTATCAGACTCTAAAACGCCCAAATCAAACTGGTACTTTGCCTCATAGTACCCCATTTCGCCCTTTGACTTGCAGAGTCTAATAATTTCGCGCTTGAACTTATCTTCACCTAACTCTTTAACATCTTCAATAAGAAGTTTGTTAGATCCCCAATACGTCTTCCAATCAGAGTCGATTGTTATTCTTTTCTTTTTACCCTTGACCTTCTTGGTCCTTTTGAATTTGAAAAGCTTTTTACCTACGTAACGGCGATCGTCTTCAAGATTCGTTATAATATAAACGAACCCAACATAAGATTCTAGTTCTAACTCATCAACTTCTTTATCATTGTATAACCACATATGGGGAATCTCCTTCCCCATATATAGTCTACTTAATTTTCCTAGGGCGTTTAACTTTAGTTCCGCCACCAGTTCTTATCCATTTAGGACC